TATCCCCATCGAAGAACTCCGACGACGGAAAACCATTCCTTATTCCAATCCACAAAGCGCCCGTGCTGGCCGCTTCGACTATGCCGCTCGTAGCCACTTGCGAACCGTTCTTGAAGGTCGCAGTTGAACCACCGGCGACGTCACGTCGGAGAACATGGAGTGAGAAATCCGAAGTAGAGAAAGCGCCAGCGCTGATTCGAGGCACAGAAAAGGTCTCAACCAGGCCGGAGGTGAATCCGGTAATAATCGCATTCGATTCCAGGCCACCTTCAAAAGCGAGCAGATAATGGCCAGTCGCCAAATCCTCTGAAAGCATCACGACGAAGACCGTCATGTTTGTCAGCATCAGGAAGGGCGTCCGAAGCTCATCATCTGTTCCATCAAGTCGCACTACTGGATTGCCATTGATGATGCCAGTTTTGTATGTCGGTTTTTTACTGGCCGTCGCTTGCGTTGCGTTATTCCCCTGCCCCGACGAATCAGGCCAGGTCCCGATTGCGTCCCCATCAGCTAGGCCGATAATTGCATCAGCCTTCAGCCAAAGAACAAGGCCGGGAATATTCAACGGGCTGAAGAGATCTTCAACTCCAACCACTCGCGTCATTGCAAACTCAGGTGAAGAATTGCCCGCGCTCAGGATGTTCAGATTCCCGCCAGAGTTTTGAAAGGCGAAGACCTCCACGTAATCACCCGCCGCAAGCCAACAGATAGTTGAGATCGAAAGCCAATCATCAAGCCCGCCGCTCCCTGAAGTGGGAAGCTTTGCTCTCGCGATGATGGTCGAGCCGTTCAATCTGATGTAAGCATAGCGAATGCCTGTGGCGTTCGAGGCGAAAGTAAGATGAGCGCTGATGAGGTAGACGCCGCTTGACGGCGCTGTAAGGCGTCCCGGATTCGATGACGGAGAATGCAGGCCGTTGGTGTCAAATCGCTCGGAGTTGAACGTCAGAAGAGTTTCCGTCGCAGTCGTCAACGTGATCGCGGCTGAGTTGTAAACGCGAGCAGAGTCCGCCGCAAAAGCAGGATCGAATGAGACTTTGCCGCCGTCCCTATTAATAGTGCGATCCGGGAAGAGTAGCCAACGAACATTGTGCGCATCTACCGTCTCGCCTGCGCTCACACGCAAAGGCTCCGTAAATTTTGGTCGGGCATCACTCATTCCCAATTCCTCACAAACAGCCACCGTACGGAGCCGCCATCAGGCGTGGCATTTTCATAGCCAAATAAGCCGACGTCCACCGCGCCAATTGATGCCAGTCCTGCCGCCAGCGCCGCGCCAACCGCGGGCACAAGCTCCGTCCAATCCTCATCGCTTTGTGGCTCGATGCCCTGAAGCGCGGGGCCACTAAACACGGGGTTTGCCTTGAAGTAGGTATGAAACGCGCCCTGCACGCGCTTGAGGCGTACAAAAGCATCGCTGGTGCTACTGTTCGAACTGGCAATCCACTCATCCATAGCCGAACCGCCTGTCTGATCCAGACGAAGGACGCCGTCACCGTCGTTACGCAAGCCGACGTAAACGCCAGTGTTTGAAGTAATGCGGGCGCCGATCAGCGCATGTTTCGCCTGAGCGGCAGAGAGGTCGGGCGTTACAATCCGCGCCCAGATGTCAAAATCTGTGTTGGCAGGGATCGTCTGGTATAAGTACTTGGCCGAGGCCGGGAAGCTGGCCTGAGGCGGAGCCAGAGACATCATGCCCGGCAGACCGGACTCACTGAAACCGCTCGCGCTCGCAGTCCAAAACGCTTCGATAGACTGATTCTCGAATTCGTCCGGGATGAGATAGGCGGGAATCTCAACGCAGCGAGCCTCCAAGGAGGATGGCTCCCTTCGCACCTGCACGACCAGCCAGCGGCGACTGCTCGCGTCGAGCAGGATGTCGTCTTTGACGATGTCGGCCGTTCGCCGCGCCGTGATAATCGAAGTAACGTTCTCTTCCCTGCCGAGCAAGGTTACGACCCGAGCCAGCGTCGCAACCGGAATCAAATAGAGAAAGACCGGAGCAATCGCCAGGTTTGACGATCCGTAGCGAGTGCGCGTGATTGAGGTTCGAATGCCTGGCATTACCGGCCTCTCTGAAAGTGCGGCGTTTCGAGGCGATTGACACGAGATTTTAAATCTTCGATCTGCTCAGCCTGCGCCGCAACCTTTTCTTCGACGCGGGCGACGGAGATACGAACCGAGTAGAACGCGCCGAGCGACGCGCCGAGTACAGTCAAGGCCGAGACAATCAATTGAAATATCTGAGCGTTTGTCATGGCGCCGTCAAAGTTCCCAGCCTTTCACGAAACTGCTTCAACAGTCTCTGCCCGATCTGCTCCCAGAGTTCCGCGCCCTCGATGATGCCCATTCCAATAGAGGTATAAGCCGCGCCGCCAAGTACGAGCAGGCCATCGTCAGGCGCGGGAAACGTGCTGGACGCGGCCGCGTCCAGGCCATTCAGCGTGTGCGGCTTCGTGTAGAAGACTCGCGCCACCTGAGACCCGCTGGGCGATGGCGCCGAATCGCCCAGGTAAAGCTTTGGAACGCCCGCATCCCAATGAACAAGCCAGTCCGCGAGATCATTCACGGGATCTTCCGGCGACGCCGCGGTATAAGGAAACCAGACCTTTTGCACGTCGAGCAATCCAGACAACGCGCTCAAACTGACTTCCTTATTCGACACCGAGGGCGTGACCGTACCGATCACACTCTGAGCCCGTCCAACGCTGATCGCGCGCGAGTTGTACTCTTCGAGGGCAAGCCGGATTCCCTCTTGAATCATCGCGGACGGAAACACTGTCGCGCCGGTATCGTTCAGCAGGTTCTGAACGCGAGTAGTTAAAGTTGAGAGCGTTGCACTCGAAGCCATCAGACTTCCTCATAGAGCAGTGCGCCATCAACCGAGACAGCGCCAGACAGTTCAAGGTTGAGCAAGGCCGCCGCCGCCGTCTCGAACCATCCTGCCGGATTCCACGGCAACACGAGGTCGGCATTCGCGGCAATCGCCATCTGGCCGGTTAAGGCCGTGCCAGACGCTCCGCTTTCAAAACGGACCGTAACCGCCCCGCCAGCGACAAGAAAAAGCGCAAGGACGCGAATCTTTTTGCCGGTGACGGCGGCGACAAGGGTGTTATCACCGCTCGATGCGTGATCAATCACCGCACGCTTGATATTCAGCGAATCGAACACGGCTTACCTCACTTTTTCTTTCCGCTCGCCTTCGGCTTCGGCTTCTCTTCCGGCGCCGATTGCTGCTGCTGCTCAGGCTCTATCGGGGCTGGCGCCTGAACGACCTCTGGCTCAGCCGCAACAGGCTCGGCGTACAACTCAACCACCCCATCGCGCAGCCACGCCGAGGCGTCTTCGGTTTCGATGATGGAGCCGGGGGCGTGAAGGTTCCCCGCCCCCCAGAATTCAACAAGCGCTCTGACTTTCATCTACGAAATCCTCCTTCGGAAAATTTTCCCCAGCAGCCTACGCGAATTTGCGGCTGATGGCCTGGCCGAAAATAAGCATGTGTTTCGCCGCAGCCGCTGATTCCAAAATCCCGATATAAGGAATCAGGTCAGTGGTGTCAGCCAATGCTGTACTGGTCAGCACCAGCACGCCATTGATGTAGAACCGCGCGATGCGGCCCGAATCAATGGTGATGGTGAACACGTATTCAGTGCTCGCCGCGACAGTCACGCCGGAGTCATTGGCTGAGTCCGTACCCGCAATTGAGTAAATCGCCTGCCACTTGCCGGAGTTGACCGAGGGCGCAAACCGGAAAAAGACCTGATCGTTATCGGTGGCCGTCACGTCGGTATTCGTGAGCTTCAGGCCCGCCCAAATCACCTGCGCGGTGATAGCTGAGCCGGTCTTGATGTGCGCCTGCCATTCAGTTTCCTGATCCGTTCCCCAGGTGACCTGCGCCCAGGCCGATTGGTTGGCGTCCAGGTGCGGTAAGACGATCACACTGTCGGTGCCGCCACCGTCAGTTTCGATTTTGATGCCGCCTTCGACGTTAAAAGTAACGTCATCACTCGACGCATTGCCGCCGAGGATCTCGAAGTCGGGATCGGCAATCATTCGCGTGGCTTCAGCCGAGTTTTGAATATCGGCGTTAATTGATGGTTTGCCACGTTGGCCAGCCACCCAGATCAGCTCGAAACGCTGCGACAGGCGACGGAAACCGCGCGGCCGAGCGGCTTCAGTCAGCCTGATCTGTCCGTCCTCTTTGACGATCAGATTCGCGCCGCCCTGCTCCCTGTAAATTTTCGGTTGATAACTCATTGCAATCTCCTGTTGGTTACAGCCGGAGACGATCACGCCTCCGGCCTAGTCATTTAAGACACAGTTGAGAATTAAGCCTGCACCAGCAGCTTGAAAGCCGCCGCCAGCATCACATGGCTATCGAAGCGCATAAAACCCCTGAAGCCGATCTGCCCGGAGGCGCTGTACAGTTCATCCAACCTGCGCATCACGAGCGCCGTCCGGTCACCGATGTAGAAATAGTCGAACGCGCCGAACAGCATCGTCTTGTTGGTCGTGGCCACCGTCGAAGCCATCGAGTTGTTGATCTGGACGGGCTTGCCAAGAAGAGTTTCACCCTGTCCCTGAGTCAAGTCGCCACCCCAAAGGTAATTGCCGTTTCCGTCCTTCAGCTTCCTGACGTACTGAGCGATGGCATCGTTCATCATGAAGTGACACGAAGGTAACTCCCGATACTCGTGGTTCAGGCTGTAGAAGAGATCAATGATTTCATCCGCCGTGATCGCAGTCGCCGAGGCCGCAGTCTTGCCGGTTCCCGCGCCGGTTACAACGCCTTGAGGCTGCGAAGAGCCAGAACCTGTCGTGAAAGCGGTATTTTCAGCCGCCGCAAACGCCTGCACCCAGTCCGGCAAAATCACCTGAGACCAGATATCGAAGCGGCTATCCGCGACAACCTCTTCGGACGCCTTCACCAACCGCGTGTATTTGTAGGGCACGAAAACCACCGCGCCGAATGTCGGCTCGACCTGATCGTAAGCGGCGGCTTCAGCCGTCAAAGCCGCAGCGGCGCCGAAGGTCATCGTCGGATATTCAAAGTTTGCGATGTCGGGAATTGTGATCGTGCGAGCCTGGGCCATTCGCAAATGACTGCGCTCGGCCTTCGCCTTGATGAGTTCCATCGCAAACTCGTCAGGCACCAGATAGCCGCCCTGCCCGACAGTTCCGACATTGAGCGCCGCCTTTACCTCGCCGCGCTCATCAACGTAGACCGGTCGAAGCAGGCTCTTTACGTTCTCCTGCAATTTCTCGCCGAAATGCAGGTACAAGTTGAACGCCTTCACGTTGTCCATATTGTGCGGCGTCTTGTTGTAAAAAGGTCCCTCGCCTTTCGCCGCAAAACCCGCTGCTTTCAAGGCCGGCATTTCAGCCAAGCGAGTCATTACTGCTTCGCTTGCCTGCTCAACCAGCGATTGAATGTCAGGAGTCACGCCCTTGGCTTCTTCGCCTTTCGGTTTCTCTTCAGCCGGAGGCGAAGCAATCTTTGCCGCCACAGCCTCGGCGATCAGGTCAATAGTTTCTTTATCCATCTTCGCCTCCCACTCTGCGATTTGTTGATAATTAAGGCCCACGGATTTGTAAGCCTCAGAAAGCGATTCAACCGGCAGCAGTCTCGGCTCTGTCGGCGTAGTTGTCAGCGAGGCCGCCAGCAGCGGCCAGCGCAAAATCTTGTGAGTTCCATTTTCCTGCTTCTCGCGCCTGACCAGATGAGACGCAGAATCGGATGAGAGCTTCAGCACGCCCTTCTTGACGAGCTCCGCCACCCATTCCGAATATTTCTTCGCCTTATCAAGCTGACCTTCGAGCCATACACCGACGTCATCTACCACAGCCTTTGTCCATTTGCCGACGACTGGCTCAGTCTCAGTCGTCTCATCCCAGGTATGGTCATACAGGATCGGCGCGCTCGCCTTCCCTTCCAGATAACCAAGTTCCCTCAGCCAGAAGTCGGTATCGGAATTGAAAAAGTCCTTCATCTCCGAAAGATCAGGCTCAGACGCCGAGCCGAAACGAATCGCGTAGGCGCCGATCTTGCCATCACCATCGAGCGCCTTGACTGCATAGGCATCAGCCTTCTCGCTCTCGGCTTCAGTCTCTCCCCCTTTCGGTCGCCATTCCTGAATGCGCTCGACTTCAGCCCACTCGGGCAGGGGCGCAAAAGTCACAACCTCGCCTTCAATCACGTAAGGAATCTTCCAAAAGGTTTTACCTTTGGCAACGACAACGAAGTCATCGAAGCATTCGCTCACCCAGGAATATTCGGCATAGGGCATCGCTTCACACATCTCGCGCCAGGCCGAGGCGACACGCCCGACCCAGGCGTCCAGGCTGACCGATTTCCCTGACTCATCATCCCTGATCGTCATCCACTCAACCATGCAATGACAGGGATTGCCGCCGAGCTGCCCCTTGCAATCAGGGTTCGGCAGGCGGAAGGACGGGAAATCACCAATCTCGGTAACCTCAACCGCGCCGTCTTTTTTCGCGCACGGCTCGCAGTTTTCGGAAGTCTTCGACGCTCTATATGTCCATTTCCACTTCTGCATAACACCTCACGCAGCCTCTTCATTACGGGGCTCCAGCGACAAATCAAGCCGCTCTTGAGCGATCCTGACGCGCGCCTGTTGAATCGCCAGCTTCGCACGCTCGCGCTCAGCCGGATCAATCTGCGATTCAATACTCACTTCGAAATCATCAAGCACCAACGTATCTACATAGAATCCCAGGATATTCATTGCCACGAGCAGGGGGACGCCAGCCGAAACAAGCTGTGAGAGCGCCAGTGAACGCTCAGCCTCTTCTTCCTGCATGACCTGCAACTGCTCAGGCAAAAATTCAAACTTCAGTCCTTCAGGCCGGAAAACCTGACGATTCAATTCAGCCTGAATCAGGTTCGCCTCAGGAATGAGCGTTTCGACGTAAAACGATTTCCGATGTGTTCGCGCGGTCGCGAAGTTCGCGGCATCCTCCAGAATCGTTTCCGGGACGCCGTAAGCAACCGCGATCTGGCCGCGCACGCTCTTCGATAGCTCAGGCATTCCCAAATCCTTGACCGGATGACCGATGATCTTCGGCTCGACATCCGCGCGGACAGCAACCGTATCCCACGCCTTCGCCACGCCGCGCAGTAGCTTTTTCCACCAGTTTTCGAGCCGCTTCAATTCCGAATCCTGAGCCGGACCTTTGACACTCAACATCACCGCAGGAATCGCCCCGCGCTGGAAGAACCCCGACGCAAATTCGTTCTGGTACTTCAGTAGGCCGATGGCTTCGAGAGCTACATGAGTCGGAGAGCGTCCGGGCCCGATCTCAACCTCGGGATCCGGGAAAAAGAAGGCGACCACATCCTCAAGCTCGAAATCAGGCTGACCGCCAACAAGGGGAACACCGGAATCAAGCATCTCTTCGCGGTTCAGGCTATCAGCAAATCGCTTGCGCGCCTGCGCGTTCAAATCGCGCCTGTAGCCGGTAATACCTCTCGCTCGGTCATAAGTCGGAAGGATCGTCTGAGGAGCGAGCCAGCGATAGCCAAGCGACCTCACAAGATTCCGCTCCCTGAACCAGTAAGCGGCGCCGTACAAACAAAGCGCCGCCTCGGTCAGCCAGAGAAGCCGCGGCAGATGATCGGCATGCGGCCAATCAGCCTGCGGAACAGCATGGATATGCCCGGAGCGCTGCAATTGCCTGCCCTGCTGCTGCTTCAAACCGGAAATTCGATATGGAATCTGACTGATCGCGTTTGCGCGAAGGTGGATGCAGCGATAGCCGTAGCTTGCCGCAGCATAAGCATCACCGACCGTAGTCAGGCCGGCAGATGATTGCGGCTCAAACCCGGGAATCGAGTTGATCGCCTTGAGCGATTGCCCATCAAAAATCAGATGTCCAGTCAGCGGCTTCAATCCTCATCCTCCATCGCGCCGAATAAGATCAACGGCGAAGTGTTATCCAAATACATCACGGCGTAGCGCATCGCGTCCATTCCGTGATCGAACTTCTTCACCGGCGCGTCTTTCTTCTCATCCCAAACATAACCCTCCACCTCTTGCTCCGTGCAGGCCGGTAGCTTCCGATCAGTAAGCTCAGTGTCACGTGAAACGAGAGAGTCTCTCAAAAAAAATATCCTCGCCCGGCCATCACCCGCGATTTTCATTCGCCCAGCCACAGCCTGAATGCCAACCGAAACGGGCTTGATAGCCGCAACTGTGCCGATGCCCAGGTGCCTTTCCAGAGTGGCGCGATCCTCCGCATCCGTATCACAAACAACCGCTACCGGAGCGGGTTCTCCCGCCATCAGCCCAAGAATCTCACGCGCGTGATCTTCCACCAGGCGGCGGGTCTGGTATATCTCGCGGTAGCGGTACATTCGGCCATCGCCATCCACTGCCCACCATTGGCAGACGAAGGGATTCGTATATCCGAAATCAATTGAAAGAAATCGCTGCCAGTCACGCGGAATATCGAAGCGATCGATCAGAAGCTCGGGCCGCCACACGTCGGCGTATACCATCCCCTCAGCCATCGCCCAAATGCCTTTGAGGAGGCGCAGACGGCGAACGCCGGTCAGGTTCTCAAGCGTCCGCAAGTAAGCGCTTCCCTTCTCTGTCCATTCACCTGATCTACGCTCGTAGAGCAGCGGATTGTCCTGATGCATGCTTGCCAGCATCAAGCACACCCCACGATCAGACCGCGCCTTCAGCCAGTGATTCGGCGAGGAGGGGTTGCAATCGGCAAGAAGCTGTTGGTAGGGGACGATGAAGTTACGAAGGCGGGTTGTCAGCGATTCCCAGTCTGTTTCGGTCAACTCCGTCGCCTCAATGCAACAGGCCAAATCAAACTCGGTGGACATGATCCGGTTCGGATCATCCATCCCGGCGATAACAATCTCTGAGCCATTCGGGTATTCGTAAACCTGCCGGTAGCGCCGCGCCGTGTTGCCTTTGATCTTCGATCTGACAGGCAACACCTTTTCTTCAAACGTCACAAGCCCGGACTCGCTCAAGCTGGCGCGAGTCTTGCGCACGATCAGCCCGCGCATCCCCGCGTATTTGCTCGCACAGAGATGAAGCTTCTCCAAAATGGCGCGGCTCTTGCCCGTTCCCGCGGGCCCTGCA